TAACAGTTTAGTATACGGATACGGTGGAGTTAAATTATTGCCAACCGATTTAACAAGAAATGTAGATGTTAATAGTGCAGATATGACTACTAGTATTAGCAAAAACTTTAAGGCTATAGCAGAAATGAGCAACAAAACTGCATTTAATACAGATCCGTTTAGTGCATGGCGCAGCGGGTTCAGAGAATGTGTGAAACTTGCTAGTCGTACTATTGATCGTCAGAACGAAGAAGAAACTGAGTTTAGATTAAATGCATGGTGTACAAAAGGTGCAGATAAGCCGTTTGGTGAATATGCTATTGCCGGTGCTATACTAGGACGTGAATACGGTGAACGTAACAAAGGTAAATTAGATGCTCTTAAAAAGATCAATGATTTCAATTGGTTACAAGAACAATTTAATCGATCATCATATCCACTAAACGAATAACAGTTTCTAATTTTTGTGTATTTGTTTTGCTTTTTAGCGTATTGTTTAATCCGTAATGCAACGGCTTTGGCCAGTTTCCAAAACTAACCCATGCATATCCGTTGTGTTCGTGATTAAGATTGGGCATAAATTCTTTTTCTACAACACATAGGTATGTGTGAAAATGAAAATGATCATCATTGCTAATAAATGTTTCTAATGGCACAGTTTTTTTAATTACAACTGTACCAACTTCTTCGTCTATTTCTCTTTTTAATCCTTCCCATGGAGTTTCACATTCTTCGTTGGTACCACCAACTAATCCCCATAGGTTTCCTTTTTTTCCTTGTGCTCTGTGCAAAAGTAAAAATCTTTTTGTGTCTAAACTATAAAATAATGCGCCGCTACAAATAATTTTATTCATACAAATAATTATTATTAAAGTACAAGTTCCCAAGTACCTCTTGGATAGTATCCGTCAATACTTGCTTGCCAATAATAATTATTCCAATATAATTGTTGGTTTGTATTAAGATTTGTAACATAAGTTAATGCAGAATTTTCTGATGCATCAAATACTACATGCCAGTTATTACCGTCCCATTCTACAATGTCATTTGCATCTGCAACAAAATCGGTAGTGTCTGTGTTTTTCCAAGCATCGGCACCGTCTTCGTTTAAATACAGCTCGTACCTAATACTGCTATCAATATCTTGTGCTACGGCAAAATCAATAACATATTTGTCATCAATATTTCTAGCAGTAGTTGCTACAGGCACGCCATCAACAAATACTTGATGACTATAAATTATAGTGTAATCAACATCAGTGTCTATTCTAGTAGTTTTTTCAGTTTGTGTAAACTTTCTTTCTACTTTGCCGCCGATTGGTCCTGTTAATAACGCTCTTGTTCCTGGTACTTTTATTGACGTTGGGTTCCAAGTTATTGGATTGATTACATAATCAATGCTACCGTTTTGTCTAACAGGGCCTTCAATAATAGTGTCGCTAGGCAAAGTATCAACGTCATAAGATATTAACATATCAATTTTATCAGTGCCTACAGTAAATGTTCCTACAATAGGAGTTCCTAGTTCTGCACGATATAATTTAACTTGACTGATACCATTTTGATATTTTGCAGGTGCTTCTGCTTCTAAAACATTAAGCCAGTTAATTTCACCGAGACGTAATTTTTTATTTAGAACAAGTTTTGCTATACCGTTTTGAACAGTGATATCAAAGTTTCTATAACTTGAAATTATTGGATTGGCTAAATCTAATCTTCCGTTACCGCTGCTCACAGTTGAACTAATTGTTACACCGTTTTCGTTGACAACAGTTCCATCTGGTAATACTGTAACACCGTTAGCACTCCATGCTTTGCCATCAGTTGGAGGATTAAATCCTTCAAGATTAATAGTACCTTGCTCGTTGTTAAAAACACTTGTAATAATGTCTGTAATAACTCCGAGCTTTTTAACTTTAACAGGAGGTGAAATATAAATTGGAGCAACAAACCCTAATGTTGCAACATCGATTTCTGTTTCTGTGCCACTAGGTATAGTTCTACTACTAAAGTTAATATTCTCTAATTGTAGTACACTTAAACTTGTCCAGTCTATGTAGTTGTCTGTGGTTTGAAATTCTAAGTCAGGATTGAACAACATAAAAATTTGTTCTAATATTTGTAGTTTTTGATCAGTACTTGTGCTCCACACATCAATATTAACACTTAATGTATACGGTGTAGGATGCAATCTTTCTACAGTATATCCTTTTGCTTGTGATGTATCATAGGTATTAGTAGTAGCATCAAATGTGCGATCCTTGAGATTAATTTTACTAACGTAACTGCTATCGCTTAGTCTTGCTCTGTCCATTTGCAACCCAGTAATATACACTCCCATGCGAGGAGCACTTGGAAGTTTGTTTTCACTGTTATCACGGATTATACTAGCAACCTGTCGAGTAATATCTCCGTACATTACTGGAACAGTACGTACATCGCCATCGCCGTCTTGATATGAAAAATTACTAAAGGCTCTAACAATCTGTGTTAGATATCTACGTATCTGTCCATCATAAAAATATTGCATTAATTATCCGCCTTAATTTTTAAAGCCTTGCTAAGAGCTTGTCTTTCGGTAACTTCTTCACCAAGTATTGTATTAACTGTTGTGTTGTTAATAAACGTGCCCTTTTGTGTTTGTCTATCATTATTATTAGTTAGAGTTTGACGCACAGCATCCTCAACTTTTTTCCAGTTGTTACCATCAAATCTAAACAGCCTATTTGGCAATAAATCAATTCTTAAAAAATAGTCGCCATCTGACGGTGCTGACGGAAACCCGCTTCCAACTCCATAAGGCGCACCATTTGGCGGAAACCCATCGCCGACTAAGTATCCTTTATAACCAGTGTTATCCGGAGAAGAAAATACTGTATCAACTGTAATTGTTCCATCTGATAGTAAACTATCGTAATCTGTACTAACAATAGCAACTTCGCCGTTGTCTAATACACTAACTGTAAAAAATTGTGTAGTTTCATAACCGCTTGCCTTTGCATAGTCTTCTGCTTGTGCAATAATTGCTTCGTTAATTTGCATTTCTTTTTCATATGTACTGAGTACATCTCGAAGTGTATTTGCACTACCTTCTTCTGCTGGTAAATCTAAAATGTCTTTGTATTCTTGTGAATCCATTATTTGTTTGCACTTTAATCTATACAGATGTGGATACCAAGTTTGACTAAACCCTTCGGCAGCTCTTGTAACATCTTCAATAACATAAAACCTCTTAAGAGCTATGTTGTAATCATTAGCAGCATATTCGTCTTTCATGTGCGGCAATTCAAGTACATCGCCTGACATTAATTTTCTACCAATAGTTTTTACACTGCTATTAAGATGTACTGTTAAAAATATTGTATCGTTTTGTAAAAATAAACCAAATTGACTTAGATCAAAATCGGTATCTTGTAAGTTATAATGACCTCTGATCGTATAGATATCGGATTCATATTTTCTATCACGATTTTCTAAAAACAGCAAATCTTGAATGTTTGTTTCTTTTACAGCATCATAGACAGGTTGCTCTGCTGTTGCTTTTTCAGAATTTGTAATCTTAGGACCTAGATATTTGTGTATTAAAACATCTGTTCCACCTATAGTGAATTGTTCATAGATAACTTTATCCATGAAATCATAATCTTTGCTTTTTTCTGGTCTGTATAAACTAAGTCTTGGCATATGTATATTTAGCATAAATACTATTGGAGACAAATTATGGCCAATAACACTACTAGATTCCAAGAGATTTATGACTATGTAAACACCTTCTTAGGTGGAGGTATGATCGATGTTGAGCTAGATCCTATACATTACGAAACTGCACTTCGCAAGGCGTTTAACAGGTATAGACAGCGCAGCGAAAACTCAGTTGAAGAAAGTTATATTACTTTAGCATTAGATCCTGATGTAAACGAATATACATTACCAGGGGAAATTATCGAAGTTAGGCAGGTTTATAGACGCAATGTAGGCAGTAGACTTGGCGGGCTTGGAAACACTGGATCAGGTAATCCAATATATACTCAAACTATTACGGCAACTGCTGGACAAACTGTTTTAGATATAAACTATAACTTTACTTCAGTTGCTAGAATAGAAGTATATGTTAATAATGCTGTTACAACTAATTATAGTGAAGATAGTACAAAACGTCAACTCACAATGATATCTCCTCTTAATGCAAACGATATAGTTAACGTTAGTCTTTATCCGTCTGGATCAAACTTAGGTGGTAGTTTGTTTGAACCGTTTAACCTTGCATATACAAACACATATTTGTTAGCAGGAAGCGGCATTGGTGGTTTAGCAACCTACGATTTCTTTGCACAGCAACAAGAACTTGTTGGACGTATGTTTGGCAGTTTTGTTGAATTTGTATGGAATACTTCAAACAAAAAATTAACTATTTTACAGCGTCCTAGAGCAAACGAAGAAGTGTTGTTATATTGCTATAATTATCGTCCAGACTTTGAGCTACTAAACGATTATAAAGCAAATCAGTGGATCAAAGATTATACACTAGCAAACTGCAAATATATGTTAGGTGAAGCACGTAGCAAGTTTAGCACTATTGTTGGACCTGGCGGAGGCACAACATTGAACGGTGATAGTTTAAAAGTAGAGGCACAAACCGAAATGGAAAAACTAGAAAAAGAACTTGATCTAGCAACAGCAGGCGGCGTAGGATACGGATTCTTAATTGGCTAAGGGACCTAGAATACCAGTACAACAAACTGTAGAATATACAGGCAAAGCTAATAGACGTCATTTTCTTAATTGGTTTATAAAACAAAACAACATTAAAGTTATGGCAGAAGTTGGAGTACGAGATGGTCGTACTACTTTTCATTTGTTAGATCAAAATCCTGAACTTGTAATATATGCCATTGACAAAAGCATTACAGGTTTTTATAATAATAATATAAAAGCAAAGTATGGCAACAGATTAATACCCATCGAAGCACTAAGTGTAGACGGCGCAAACAGCATACCAAATGCACACCTTGATCTTGTGTTTATAGATGCCGATCACAGTTATGAATGGGTTAAAAAAGATATTGCAGCATACAAACCTAAGCTCAAACTAGGCGGCTGGCTAACTGGACACGACATTGATTTTCCTGGTGTTAATCGTGCTGTAAACGAAGTAATTCAAAATTACGATGTTGGAACAAACAATGTGTGGTTGACAACTGTGTAATTTTATTATAATATAGCAATATGAAGAAAAATTTGTTAGTTATTGGCCACGGCAGACATGGCAAAGATACTGTCTGTGAAATACTACGCGATAAGTATGGTTATAGTTTTGAGAGCAGTTCGCAATTCTGCTCCAAGTTGTTTATCTACGAGCAGTTAAAGGACAAATATGGATACGATAATGAAGAACAGTGCTACGCTGACCGGCATAATCACCGAGCAGAATGGTATGATGCTATCTGCAATTATAATGTACCTGATGCAGCGACTCTAGGCAGAGAAATGTTTAAAGCCTACGATATCTATTGTGGGCTACGCAACAAGCGTGAATTCTTTGCAATGCAAAACACTGGTGTATTTGATTATGCTATTTGGGTTGACCGCAGTATGCACCTTCCTCCCGAATCAAACGACTCAATGAGCCTAGAACAATGGATGGCAGATTTTACTATTGATAATAATGGATCATTAGAAGATCTTAAGTTCAATATTGACCAATTAATGAATTATATTCATAAACTGTAGTGTTAATGGTCCGTTAAACCGTATTTTCTCCACAGATCAGCTAAATAATAGTAATAACAGATGATCCATAGGAGAGAATTAAAATGGCATTAGTATCACCAGGCGTTCAGGTTTCAGTTATTGATGAGAGTTTCTACACTCCAGCTGAGCCAGGAACAACCCCTATTATTTTTGTAGCAACAGCCGAAAATAAACAAAACGGTGCAGGCACAGGAATTGCACCAGGCACACTAGCAGCAAATGCTGGTAAAGTATATTTGTTAACTTCGCAGAGAGATCTTGTAGAAACATTTGGCGATCCAACTTTTTATACAGATGCAAACAACAACCCAATTAACGGCGGCGAACAAAACGAATATGGATTGCAAGCAGCATATTCATATTTAGGTGTAAGCAACAGAGCATACGTTGTTCGTGCAGACATTGATTTGTCGTCTCTAAGTGCTAGTGCAACTGCAACCGCAGATAATCCAGCAAACGGAACATATTGGTTAGATACACAAAGCACAGGTTGGGGTATTTTTGATTGGAATAGTGCTGCAATTAGCACAACAGGCGGTCAAACGTTTACTTCAAAATCTCCTACTATTATTACAGATTCGACACAAACTAGTGGAAGTTCACCATTTACTCCAAAAGGCAGTGTCGGCGCTATCGGTGAATATGCCATTACCGCAGTTAGCAATGTAATTAGACTATGGTACAAAACTTCAGGTAACACTAGTGCAGGTGTTGCAGCAGGCGATTGGGTACAAGTTGGTAGCCAAGAATGGAAGCTAAGTTGGCCAATGGTATCATCTACTTCAAATGGCTCTGGTTTAGCATCATCGCAAGATTTTGTAATCGGAACACCTGACAGTGCAAATATTACAGTTACTACAACAGGTAGTACACTTGTTTCACTAGCAGCCGATATTAACACAGCAGCTAATGCTAGCGGCATTTATGCAAACATAGTTGACGGTGTACTAAGCCTATATACAAACGGCGATTTACACGATCAGATTACATTAACAGATGGTACAGGAACGCCACTTGATAAAGTAGGAATTGCCGACGGTACATACCTTGCACCGTCACTGCAAATCAGCAAACACACAAGCGTACCTACATTTAAAAGAACAGACAATACAAGTACAGTATACGGCAGACCAACAGGAAGTATTTGGGTTAAAACAACTGAACCAAATGCAGGTGCTCGTTGGAGAGTAAGTTCATGGAGTTCGTCAACAGAAACTTGGGTATCATCAGATGCACCAATTGCTCCAAACAACCAAACTGCAATATATGATTTAGATAGAGCAAACGGTGGTACAGGTCTTGTACAAGGCGATCTTTATGTACAATCAAATTTAGATGCAGCATTAAGTGCTGGTAACGCAGATGCTCCAGTAGTAGACTTTAAAATCTTTAGACGTGCTGCAACCGGCGCAACAACTATTACTAGTTCAAAAGTAGCGGCTGCAACAGTAACATCTGGCACATACGAAGTGTATGTTCAGGAAACATTAAAAGGCGATACTAACCTAACAAGTGCTGCAACTGTAAGCATTACTGCAACAGGTTTAGCAACAGATGCAGACGTTATTGCAAAAGCATTTAACGATGCAGGATTTGTAAATGTAACAGCAAGTGTTGATAGCCAAAACCGTGTTGTAATTACACACAAATTAGGCGGCGATATTATACTAGTTGACCAAGATGGAATACTAGGCGATATTGGATTTACAACAGCTGGTACAACTCCTACTGCAAACTACTACAGCGAAGGCGGAAACCAATACAGAGTAAGTCTTTGGAAGCCATTGGTTTATACATCAAGCAATGACGCACCGACAGCTATTGCAGCAGACGGCGCATTGTGGTATAGCAGCATTGTAGACGAAGTTGACATTATGATTCACAATGGTACTACATGGGTAGGTTATCACGATGCTACCAACGGTTATCCAGGTGCAGATCCAGCAGGCCCTATTGTAGCAGCAAGCGAGCCAACTGAACAGTCAGACGGTAGCGCTCTAGTTACTGGTGATATTTGGGTAAGCACAGCAGATCTTGAAAATTATCCAACTGTATACGTTTACAATAGTATAATTGCAGCAGCTGGTTCAAATCCATGGGTAGAAGTAGATACAAGTGATCAAACTACTGAAAATGGTATACTATTTGCAGATGCACGTTATAACACAGCAGGCGCAAACAGTGACGAAGCAGGCGATATTGCAGATCTACTTGTAAGCGATTATTTAGATCCAGATGCACCAGATCCAGCACTATATCCAAAAGGTATGTTGTTATGGAACCTACGCAGAAGCGGATTTAACGTCAAGCGTTTTGAGCGTAACTACATTGATGTAAATGCAGACAACGAACGCTTTAATAGTGGCGAAGCAATGACAAACTATTATCCACACCGTTGGGTAACTGAATCAGCTAATGATGCAGATGGCAAAGGTAGCTTCGGACGTAAAGCACAACGTAAAGTTATTGTACAATCACTACAAGCAATGCTAAACAGCAACGAAGATATTCGCGACAACGAAACACGTTTGTTTAACTTAATGGCAACTCCAGGTTATCCAGAACTAATTGGCGAGATGGTTACACTAAACTACGATAGAGGCTTAACAGCATTTATTGTAGGCGATAGTCCGTTCCGTTTAACACCTGATGCAACTTCATTAAGTCAGTGGGCAACTAACGTAGCACTAGCAGTTGAAGACAACGATGATGGTCTAGTAAGCAGAGATGAGTACTTAGGCGTTTATTATCCAAGTGGCTTTACAAGTGATAATGCAGGTAACAATGTAGTTGTTCCTCCAAGCCACATGGTACTACGTACTATTGCACTAAACGACCAAGTTGCGTATCCATGGTTTGCTCCAGCAGGTACAAGACGCGGTGGTGTAACTAACGCAACTGCAACTGGCTACATTAGCAGCGAAGGTGAATTTGTAAGTGTTGCACTTAACGAAGGTCAAAGAGACACACTATATGCAAACAACGTTAACCCAATTACATTCCTAACAGGAGCAGGTTTAACAGTGTTTGGTCAAAAGACTCGTGCAAGAAATGCAAGTGCGCTAGACAGAGTAAACGTAGCAAGATTGGTTGTATATTTAAGAAGCCAGTTAAACAGTCTAGCAAAACCATATTTGTTTGAACCAAACGATAAAATTACACGTGATGAAATCAAACAACAGGTTGAAAGCCTAATGGTCGAACTAGTTGGACTAAGAGCACTATATGACTTCTTAGTTGTATGTGATGAAACAAACAATACTCCAGCTAGAATTGATAGAAACGAACTGTACGTTGATATTGCAATCGAACCAGTAAAAGCAGTAGAATTTATTTACATTCCACTACGCTTGAAAAATACAGGAGAGATCTCAGGTCTTTAATATCATAAAGTAGGGGGTAAAATAAAAACCCCCTACAAATGATAAATACTTGTGTATTAAGGAGAAATAATTAGATGGCAATCTCAACTCTACTAAATTTAACAGTACCATTAGCGAATGACAGTAGCTCAAGCAGCCAAGGCCTGCTGATGCCAAAGCTACAGTATCGCTTCCGTGTTACTTTAGAAAACTTCGGTGTTTCAAAAGAAACTCAAGAACTAACAAAACAAGTTATTGATGCAGGAAGACCGACACTACAATTTGATCCAATTGTTCTTGAGGTTTACAACTCTAAAGTGCACCTTGCAGGCAAGCACACATGGAATACTGTAAACATTACACTACGCGACGATGTAAACGGAAGTGTACAAAAAATGGTTGGTGAACAACTACAGAAACAATTTGACTTCTTTGAGCAAGCAAGTGCTGCAAGTGGTATTGATTATAAGTTCGTAGAACGCATTGAAATACTAGACGGTGGCAACGGTGCTAACACACCGGGTGTACTTGAAACTTGGGAACTATACGGTTGCTTCTTAACAAACGTAGAATACGGTTCACTTGCATATGCAAACAATGATGCAGCAACAGTTACATTAACTATACAATATGACAATGCTGTACAGCTAGGTATCGGCGTTGGAATCAACGGTACAAAGCAGAAGCGTTCTCTAAGCAACGCAGGCACAACAGCAACTGGTTAATAATAACTAAGATTGCCATTATACATCAGAGGAGCCGAAGGGCTCCTTTTTTGTTAATATACGCACTTTATACAGTGAGATAAATACATTATGTCGAAGTTTACACCTTTTTTTGATAACAACAGTAGAGCTGGTACCTTAGCAGATTTTGCACATGCGGATGCACTATACATTCGCAACAATATGCGTTTGAGTCCAAAAACTAAATTTCTTTACCATGTAGTATTTGATGTTAATCAAAACGCATTAGCTAGTTTAGGAAGAACTGTACAAAGTCTTCTAAACAAAAGAGAATTTAATTTACTTGTTGAAAGTGTTGATTTGCCACGTTACAATGTAGAAGTAGATGAAAAAAATCAGTACAATAGAAAAAAATTAGTACAAACGCGAATTAGATACGAACCAATACAGATGAGTTTTCACGACGATATGGCCGGGCTAACTACACTTCTTTGGGAATCGTATTTTAGATACTATTTTCAAGATCCTAATTATGCTACAAAAAATAGTAGAGGACAACCTAATACAGGTGTACCACAATCGTATTATGATTCTATGTACAAAGGCGAAGATGCAAACAGTTTTAAATACGGGTTAGATAACAACAAAGCAAGACACCAGCCATTCTTTAACAGCATTACAATTAACCAGTTATATTCAAATAATGCTCGTCCAGAGTTTACATCATTTACTCTAGTAAATCCTATAATTACAAATATGAATCATGACACGTTAAGTCAAGGCGATAATACATTTACCAAAAACAATTTGAGATTTCAATACGAGGCTGTATTATACGGCCGCGGAAGAACTAGCGTTGATGAACCAGCAGGATTTGCTGATCCTAGTCATTATGATTTATCGTATGGCGCATTAAACGGTGATAACAGTGTTGCTGATTTATTTACAGTTGGCGGATTAGTTAATGGTATATCAACTGTGTGGAATGATGTACGCAACGGCGAAGTTGATTTAAACACTATATTGACTGGCATACGTACATTGCAAAATTTACAGAATTTACAATCTGATACAGTATCTCCTAATTTAGTAGACATTAATAGAGTAACACAAACATCTGGATTTGTATTGCCTAAAACACAAACAGAGAATACAATAACGCAAACAACCGCAGTG